TCCCAAGTTTTTTGCAATATTCAGAATGGATGCACGTTGCTGTGCATATTCCAACTGTGTTTCCTGAAATGCCCTATCAGTATTAATTGAAAGGTTGTTTGCCACACCAGCATTCAAATCAATAAGCATTGCGCCTACGCTTGAATCGGTGAAATCACTAAGCACATCAGGATATGCTTGCCTAATTAATGCAATCAAATCCGTTCTAATTTCTCCGAAAGTTCTGCTTCCGTATTGAATTACATTTGTAGTTGTGTCTGTTGCCATGTTTTATATCTTAAAATTTTAAGTCTAATTCACCTGCTTCACTAAAAGCATCTTCATTATAAGTAAATTTAATGTTAACATTCAATTGATTTTCAGATATTGGCTGACCTTCTTCATCTTTAAGTGTGCTGAAAGTAACACTGCTTATTTTCAATGCGGGAATATATAATGAAACAGTGTTTTTTATTTCCTGTTCAATATCCTTCTCTGTCATGCTATCATTTGGTTCAAAAATGAACTTCAACAAGTTAGTTCCATAATCTGGTTCATAATATCTCTCTCCCCTTTGTGTTAACAACAGTAAGAGTAAGTCAGAACTAAACGCATCTTTAGTTACCCTACTCATTGCAAAATAAGTATTGGTGGTAACATCATCGTTAAGTGGAAATTTGATATTATATGTTAACATTATAATAGATTTTTCTATAAATACTTATAAACAAAAAAATCCCGACAGTTATGCCGGGATTCGAATCATGAAAAAACTATACATCAACTAAAGACGCTTTTTTTACGTCCTCTTTTACCTTTCTTTTCGGCTTTTTCTTGGTCTTCCTTTTGCTTCTGAGCGTCATAAAGACTCTTAACCGATTCCTTTAATTTTATTACCTCACTGTCACCATATTTTGCCAACACACCACTATATGTGCTGAAATCGGGTTTTTCTAATGAAACTGCATCAGTATCACTCACTGCAACACCTGCAAGTGCTTCATCAAATGCTAATTTTTTCATATCATCCGGTAATTCAGAAAAAATGTCTTCATTAACCACAACTGCAAAATTAACTCCTTCGGTTAACATTTGCACAAGGTCATTTGATTTAACAAGTTTCACAGGTTCACCCTTTTGTTTATTATTACAAAGGACTCTGAATTCAACCCATTGGGGTATTGAAGTTTTTTCTCTGACTTCATCAAACAGTTTTTCCACTTCGGGAGATGCTTCTTGAAATTTTGCCATAAATTTATTTGTTTAAGTTATTAAAAATTGAATTATTAAATTCCATGTTTATATGATTGACTTTCGCTAATAAGTCCATAAATGCCGGGTCTTTTGCCTCAAACTCAACCGCATAATCTTCTTTTGCGTTATTAGCCAGTTCAATCATTTCCTGAATTTCGCTTATTATTCGTTCTTCTCTGTTAATAAGGTCTGCAAGGCAAACATTAGCTTCATCGGTTCGTTCAATCCTTTTCATTTTGTCTTCATACTCAGAATTCAGTACTTCAACATCTTCTTCTGTGGCGGTTTTTATTCCTGCCTCATCCAGTCTTTTTTGAATTAACTGTTCTGCATTTCCAACTTTTTCGTCAGCCAATTTATCAATATCGTTAATTTTTTTTGCTGCTTCAGAATTAAATTCACCTTTATCAACAGCATTTTTCAAATTTTCTAAAAAATTACTTGCCATATTACTTCAATTTAAATTACACCCATTTGTTTCATTTCAATTCCCTGAAACTTCCAAACCTCATGAGTGTCGTTATGTATTATTCTTTTCAAAAACTTGGTAACACCAAATGCAATCATTTTTCCATACTTATCTCTGATGAAAATTTCTTTAACATCAATAAGTTCATTAAAAATTTCAGATTGGTCAGTCACGCCTGACGTTTTGAATTTTAAAGGTATGAAAAACTCTAACTGTCTGTGTTCAAAGCCAATTTTTTTAACATGTAACGATTCAGTTAATTGTTCAATTTTATTCACAATATTTTCTTTGGTGTGGGTAATTCTAATCGGGAAATCAAGCGATTTCATTACTGTTACTTCAAATTCAGTCTTATCCTCTTTAGCCTTTTCAATTTCTTCATATAGCTTTGAGACACCTGCTTCAATCGGTCTATTGTCATAAATTTCAAGAAGTTCAAAATCATCGTCTTTCGTCCTTCTTTCTTCAAATTCAATTTCAACTACTTCAGCAATAGTTTTGCCAGCATGTTTATGATTGTCATCAAAGAATCCGGCATAATTATATCTTCTACCATGTGGGTCTTTTTGATTCATCCATTCTTCCGAATTTTTTTGACGCATGTGCCTGTCCATTGCAACCAATCTTTGATGTGATGTTGCAGTATGAAGAAATTTATCGGCTTTTACCAACAACTCATAATAATCCTGAACATACTTTTCATCACGTTGACCAGCATAGAATTTTTCGAGCAATGGATTGTGATGAAGCTTACGCTGAATTATTTTACCATCCTCACCAACATCAAGTTGTGGTGCTTTAAGCACTTCTTCTTCAGTACGATAAAGTGCAATGCTAATATTAATTAAGATGGTTTGAATCTTAATGTATATCCAAAGAAGTATTTTCTGGAAAAACTTTTTCATGTTATACAACTGCCAATGTTTTTAACACTGCTGCTTTGTAGAACTCAGCACGTTTCTTTGTGACTTCCGCAAGATTATATTCCACCTTAAAGTCCTCATAAAGTTGTTCACCAAGACGTTTTCTCAAATCAGCATCCAATATGAGTTTTTTCAAATACTTAACCCAATATTTATGAGCATTTTTTGGTAAATCCATTGGTATTAATACACAGTTTTCCATATGCTTACCATGTACTGTATATGGTGGAATGCCTGAACAAACAATTGGAAGCTTCCTTGACCAACATTCAACTTGTTTCAAATTCGATTTCATCCTGTTAAATGAATTGTCAGCAAGTGGAGCAATTACAATATCAGTTTCATCAAGGGTTTGTGCATATATGTTTGCCTTTTGAGTCCAACGTCTTGCAAAGTTCCCTTCATTCTCATATTTAACATTTCTTTCGAAATTCATTAACCACTGCATGTAATCTTGATTTTTAATCATACGATGGTTATCGGTAAGAATGTTTTCATAGAAAAGATATACGCTCTCAGTTGATTTAATATCTCTCTGTTGCGTATTAAATACCTTTCCTCTGTATTTTTCTTTAAGGTCGGCAGGAAGTTTCGGTAATGCATCAACATCGCCCCTTGAACTGTTAATTGCCTTCACCATTTGATTTGTCCACAAACCTCTTTTTTGAAGTTCAGTGCCAAATTCCTGATTAAATGTTATGTCAGTTGTGCTTCCTTCGGTATCCCATCCGGCAAGAATTACTTTAAACTTATCTTTAAGTTGCCAATCATTCGACAATACGTTAAATACACCTTCAAGTTGTTCAACGTCACCCATGTGAGAAGAACCTGCCATGTATGTGATTCTAACACGTCCGTCCGGGTCTGGCTTCCAATTATTTTGGAATTGTTTCATCCATATCGGGTCAATCGAGTTATAAAATACACCAACATTATCCCTTCCAGTTACTTTACGGATTTCTTCCGCAAACAAATCAGTGGTTGTTGTTACATAATCAGCAATTTTAAGATTTTCCATTATCGGAATATGCATTTTCTTTTCCATTGCCATTGCATAGAATGGATGCTTTTTATGTAACTGCCAATAGTCATCAATATCCACGATAAGTATTGTACCAGACTTCCTTAATTCAGCAGCCAATGTTAACATTTGCCTTGTATCACCTAAAAATTGACGATGATAATGAATAATGTGGAAGGATTTTAAATAATCAATAAATTTTGGGTCATTGAAATCGAGTTGCGGATTGATTTCCACATAAAATTCATCAGAGTGATTTCTTTCAAGTTCCATTGCTGGGGTTAGCGTCCTAAAGTAGTTAACACCTGCGCTATCAAGGTTATAGAATAAAATTCTAATCTTACCGTCCATACTGTGTTTATAAATTTTTATAAAATAATGTAATTTATTATTAAATACGTAAAAATAACACAAAGTCCTCAAAGATGAAAGACTTTTTGATAAAAAAAGCCAACATTTTGCTGGCTTTAAACATAA